TAAGATCAGTGATCATGTATTTTACGAGAAAGTTAAATGAACTTTAATCAAGGAAAATTAAATGAGTTGGCTCTTTTCGCAGGCGCTGGTGGAGGAATACTTGGGGGGGGGCTGCTTGGATGGCGAACAGTCTGTGCAGTCGAATGGGAGCCGTACCCAGCTTGCGTACTTGCCGCAAGACAGAATGACGGCATTCTCCCGCCTTTCCCGATTTGGGATGACGTGCAGACCTTTGACGGAAAGCCGTGGCGCGGAATTGTTGATGTCGTATCTGGCGGGTTTCCATGCCAAGACATTAGCGCAGCAGGGAGAGGCGCTGGAATCACCGGAGAGCGAAGCGGATTGTGGAAAGAATTTGCCCGCATTATTGGGGAAGTACGACCCCGATTCGTGTTTGTGGAAAACAGCCCAATGCTCACTCTTCGAGGACTCGGAGTTGTCCTTGGAGACCTTTCCTCGATGGGGTTTGATGCGGAATGGGGCGTTATATCTGCGGGAGACTGCGGCGCTCCCATATTACGGGAAAGAATGTGGATCGTTGCCTGCTCCAGTAGCGACCGATTACAAGGGGTCAAGAACGGCAGAAGGTTTATCAAAGGCTGGAAGAAACGAAAGAAACAATTTACGCGATTACTTACGGGCAAAGCTTGGATGGAAGATGCCATCTCCGGCAGGTTCGGAAGCCCTGATGGTGTGGCCGCTAGGGTGGACAGACTTAAAGCCGTTGGAAATGGACAGGTTCCAATCGTGGCAGCAACAGCATTCAGGATTTTATCAGGAGCAGCAGTCAAATGATTGACGCAGGATTTATACTTTACGCAATAGCACAGAAAACTGCACAGAAAGAACTTTGTGATGATGACGCACAACGCAGAGCGCAGCTTCAGCGTGAGATTACACACCTAGGAGGGATGCTTGAATGTCAGGAATAAGCAGGACAATACCAGACCTGCAAGCAGCAGGCGAAGGCTTGAAGTGGGTGTCTGAGAATCTGTTCAAGGCATTGCGAGCTGGCCCTGTAGTTATTACGATGGGAAGAGAGAAGCGGTCTGGTGATCAGAATGACAAATGTCATCCGATGATCAGAGACATTGCTAAGGGCATGAATCACCAGTTGCTGGGCACAAACGAAACTCAATGGCGATACTTCCTGCTGGCTAATTTTCAAGGCCAGTTGATGATTCCAAGTTTAGACGGAGCGCAGATCATTGTCGTGCCGAAGGGAGGCACAAGCGATATGCTAAAGCCCGTGATGTCAGAGTTCATTGAATACTTGTATTCAGTCGGCGCTGATTACAATATCTCTTGGAGCGAGCCATCACTAAAAGCATTTGAAGAATATCGGGAGGCACGATGATTGACTACATCACTGAATATCTAACTCAAGGCGGCAAAATAACGCAATGCCCGCCAGGTAACTCGCTGCGTGAAAACGATGGCATGACGCCACAGCAGATTGACCAGCAGAAATGGGCAGTGCGAATGGAAAAGCAGATCGATAAAAAATATCATGCGGTTAAAAGTATGCAGGCGAATCGATGACCATTGAAGTTGTTGTTCCTTTTTCTGGAGGAAAAGATTCCCAGGCGTGTTTGAAGATCGCTATCAATGAGCATGGCGCAGATAAAGTGCTCGCGTTATTTTGCGACACAAAGTTTGAGCATCCAGACAACTACAAGCACGTTGAAAGAGTGGGCAAGTTGTACGGCGTCGAGATCAAAACAGTATGCGCTGGATCGGTAGAGGAAAAAGTATTGAAGTACGGGAGATTCCCAGGGGGAGGCGCAAGACACTGCACTGACGAGTTAAAGATAATACCTAGCAAGAAGTTCTATAAAGAATTCGCGCAAGAGCAGAAAGGCTTCCAGGTGTTTTACGGGATGCGATCCGATGAAAGCCCAGAAAGGGAAAAGCGATACAGGTACAAGACAAGTTTAGACCTCTACGCTCCGCATGATGTGATCAATAAATACCCTAAATACTTAAAAACAATGGGCGTTATGTTTCGATTACCAATCATTAACTGGTCAAGGAAAGAGGTCTTTGAGTATTTGGAAGGAGAGCATAATCCATTATACGACTACGGGTTTGATCGGGTGGGCTGTTTCCCTTGCCTTGCAAGTGGAGACGAATGGAAGGAAAAAGCATTTTCGCATGACGAATTTGGCAGGTCTCAAAGGATTGTAGTGAGAAATTTGGAGGATGCCATTGGAAAAGACATCTTCACCAGCAAAGGGGGTTGTCAGCGCAACAACAAAAACCAAGGATTGTTATTTGACAGCGGGCCTGGGTGTCAAGTGTGTACAATTTAATGAACAGCAAGCGTAAATGCGGAGGGTGCGGAGTTTACTTTAGACCGGAGCAGGTGTTCCCAGGGCCAGTTGCCTGGTGTTCACCTGATTGCGGTCTGGCAGTAGCATCAAAACGGCAGATATCGCTTAAACGCTCTGAGAAGGCCGTAGAGCGCAAACAGACCAAGAAGGCTAGGGAGAGTATCAAAACTAGAGCAGAATGGCTCAGAGAGGCTCAGGTTGCGGTTAATGCGTATATCCGAGCAAGAGACAGCGAGCTTCCATGCGTTTCCTGCCGAAGACATCATAATGGGCAGTATCACGCAGGACATTACAGATCGACGGGAAGCTCACCAGAGTTGAGGTTTGACGAGAGAAACATCCACAAGCAGTGCGCTCCCTGCAATAACCACTTGTCCGGCAATTTAATACCCTACAGAGTCGAGTTAATCAAAAGGATCGGACAGGAAGGAGTTGATTACTTAGAGGGGCCGCAAGACCCCAAAAAGTATACAATTGAGCAGATTAGACAGATCAGAGACGACTACCGGCAGAAGTTGAAACAGTGCAACCAGCCAGCACAATAGCGAACAGCATAGGCTTGTTCTTGTGCCAATTGATTAACGTTTGTCTGCCGACTCCAGTGATTCTGGAGACTTCAGCTAGGCTCTTGAGACCGGCAGCATGACACTGCATCGAGGGTGTGTACTTCATGCTCCGGTGCTCCCAAAGCCACCAGTTCCTCGATCAGTGTTGCTCAATGCGTCTACTTGCATCAGTTCAACAGGCAGAACAGGCATTACGATAAGCTGGGCTATTGCTTGGCCTTTACGAACGTAGTGACCGCCATTGCCTGCGTTGTAAGTTAAGCACAGTTTTATCTCTCCCCGATAGTCGGAATCTATTACACCAACTGAGTTAGTTAGTGACACCCCTGATCTGCCGACACTAGACCTAATTGCCACCAGCCCGACATGGTTAGCCGGTATCTCAACTGCGATACCAGTAGACAGCATGACTGATGCGCCTGAAGACACTAAAACATCTTGGTCTGAGTACAGATCGAGACCTGCCGAGCCTTCTGTGCCTCGAGTTGGCGTGATAGCTGTGCTTGATAGCTTTGTAAATTTCATGATTGCTCCTTGTTGTTGATGCGGATCAGTTCTTTCGCTCCTCAAGCATGATGTCGGCCATCTTGTACGCTTTTATTGGTATTTCATACGGATACACGTCGTATTCCCCAGCTATATAGCCCTGCATGGCTTTTGCCGCAAAGTAGTCGCGCAGTGTCATGCCTCGGACAGGCACATCGTTTATGTCCGTATAGCTGCTTGGAAACGCTGGTTCGTTTTTCATTTTTGCTGTAGTCATTCCCCACTCTCCTGCGCCGTGGCGCTTAATCGTTCCATAATATTGCTCATTAACAGCCGGACATCCTCTGACCTGACATAGCAGACAACGCCGCCGATCTCTTTTGGGCTTTCGTGCAGGGCTAGCCAGTCTTCCAATTCTTGAATAATCATTAGCAATGAACTCCTCTAAAAAAATACTCTGGTTGATTGATATCTTCTGGGCCATCCGACTCTGGCTCCAGCTCGTTGAGTGCTTCTTGGATTAGCGCAGCAATCTCAATATCTGCGCGAGGTGTCAGCATAGTGGCTGGCAGCTCCTCGTACACGTTACCTTTGTCGTCAAGGACATAGAGGTGATCCATGTCCCAGTCTTCGTCCCCGTAAGTGTTGATTTCAGCTCCGAGGCTTATTGAGTACCATGTAATTTTAATCATATGATCACCATTATTCCGATCAGGATGGATAGGGCGCAGCAAACAAACATTGCGAGTGCTTCCTTCAATTCTTCGTTCATGTTGTTTTCCTTTTGTCTCCGCGTCAGTGCGGCATGGGAGTGAATATAGTACATCAGTTATACATTGTACATAGCTGGAATACAGATTTATCAAATATATTTTATTCAATCGAGATATGGCATAATGACTGCTCACTCATGGGGGTTGATATGCCGCTGAAAAAAGGTTATGGCAAGAAGACGGTGAGCAAGAACATCAAGGCCGAGATGAAGGCAGGCAAGCCACAGAAGCAGGCTATTGCGATTGCTCTGGATGTAGCCAAGCGGGCGAAGAAAGCGAGGTTTGACTAATGGCTGGAGGCCGACCAACCAAGTACAACGATGAGATACTGGCAAAGGCCAGAGCTTATGTTGACGGCGGTTATGCTGATTGCGGTGACGTTATTCCCCAAATGGCGGGACTTGCTATTGAGCTAGATATTTCACGCGAGACCATATACGACTGGAGCGATGACCCTGAAAAGAAAGAGTTTTCTGACATTGTTGGTAGATGTCTAAGGGCGCAGGAGAGAAAGCTGCTAAATGGGAGCCTATCAGGGACGCTAAACTCAACGATTGCCAAGCTGATTCTGACTAAACATGGGTACTCAGAAAGAATCCAGCAGGAGCACATGGGCGAGAACGGTGGGCCGATAGAACACGATTGGACTGTGAGGCTTATTGATGCCTGAGATGACTCTACCGGCAAAGCTGCGACGACTTATCACTACGCCTAAGCGATTCAAAATCCTAATAGGCGGCAGAGGATCAGGCAAGAGCCAGTCGGTAGGTGACATTTGTTTGATGGATGCCCAGACCAAAGGTATCAAGACAGCCTGCTTTCGAGAGTACCAGATCACAATGGATGACTCGGTTCTCTCTTTGCTGTCAGGTGAGATCGAAAGGCTCAAGCTCAAAGGTTTCACTGTTCAGGCTAACTCAATCCAGTTCAAAGGCGATGACGCTTTCAAGTTCAGGGGATTGGCAAGGAACCCTGAAGGCATCAAGTCGATGTACGGGTTCAAGAGATTCTGGGTGGAGGAAGCGCAGACGATTAGCCAGGACAGTCTCAAGGCTCTGACTCCTACGCTGAGATCAGATGACTCTGAAATCTGGATGACGGCTAACCCAAGATCGATAGCCGACCCGTTCAGCCAAAGGTTCATCAAGCCTTTCGAGAAGCAGCTAAGGTCAGATGGGTTCTACGAAGATGATATGCACCTGATCATCTGGATCAATTACAACGACAACCCGTTCTTCCCGCCAGTGCTAGAGCAGGAGAGAGCATACGACCAAGCTAATCTGTCTACAGCTCTTTACCGGCACATATGGTTAGGCGAGTTCTACGACGAAGTAGAAGATACAATCATTCCTGTAGACTGGTTTGAGGCAGCAATTGACTCGCATATCAAGATGGGCTGGAAGGCTGAAGGCGCTATCATTGCTTCACACGATCCCAGCGACACTGGAGGCGACTCTAAGGGCTACGCAGTCAGGCACGGCAACGTAGTCTTAAACGTGTCTGAGAAGGTCACAGGAGAGGCTGGTGACGGCATGGACTGGGCACTAGACCTTGCACTAGCCGACAGAGCAGACTACTTTGTATGGGACTGTGACGGACTAGGGGTAAGTCTGAAGCGACAAGTAGACGCTGCGCTGGAGAACAAGAAGATTGATTACGTTATGTACAAAGGATCAGAGTCGCCAGAGG